AATGCAAGCTGTACCTTTTTGGAATAGATTACGGAACTAAAGTTACCGTTAGGTAAGTTACCGTAACCCGATGCTGAAGTAAAAGCCATGATAAAATCCTCCATGATATTTGGCTTCGGGTTACAAAGCTAAACACCTACAAGAGGCTGTTACATTTTCTAGGGTGCAGTTAGTATCCAGTTGCGCTACCGAATAATTACTGGGCCTATACTTGAACAGGTAGTTCTTATTAGTTTAGACTTTAGTGAAAATGGGTTTATAACAAAAGGTAGTCAAAAGAGGCTTTTGTTGTATGACCCTAGTTATACTGCTGATTTTTTATTTGTCAACAGTTATCTGGCAGAACCAGTTACGTCATAAACGAATTTACCACTGCGCATCGCAGAATTAATCTCGTTTGAACGTTCTTCAAATTCTTTGTCAGACATTTTTGCAACCTCTGACTCTCGAATCATTCCATTTGCGTCAGCTACATCTACTTCCGTTTTACTACGTTTAGTAACTGTTTTAGCTGCGTCTTTTGTTCTAGCTTTTTTAGCTTCTACAGTAAGCCCTTTATCTGATTTATATAAATCAATTACACGTACTACTGAAGCTGGGTCATCAGAGTTTTCATAAAGTGCATCACGTACCCATTTAGGTTGTGCGTCTGCCCAGTCATGAAATTCATCTGAGTCTCGCAAATCGTCAAAGTCTTTATGGGACTTACGTATTTCATTTTCAGCTTTTACTCTATCAGCTTCTGCTTGAGCTTCGTCTAGTTCTTTAATACGAGTATTAGCTTTTTCAAACATTTCTTGTGCTTTTTTAGCTGCAATTGTTTCTACAATACCAGCTACATCAGGGTATTCTCTTGACCACTCCTCAATATCTTCATCTGACTTGGGAGGAATAATACCCATTCTTTCAGAACTTTTTTGGAGTGCTTCTAGTTTAGTTTCCCACTCCTTTTCTTTCTGTTGCATGTGGCGTCTTAAATCACCATAACGTTTTTTGAAGCTTCTTTCTTCTGCAGATAACGTTTCTTCTTTAACTTCTGTATTGGCCTCTTTCGCTTCAATGTTTTCTTCTTTTTCTGGTTGCTGTTCTTCGTCTGGTTCAATTTCACCACGCTGTTCAGCTTCAAGACGCTTGATCTCCTCTTCTTCATTTTGCATACGTTGTTGACGTCTGGCGTAGTTTGATCCTCGTTCAACAAATCCTGCAGTTTTTGGTGTTTCAATTTCTGCTAGTTCAGGCATATTCCATCTCCTTTATGTTGGGGCCAGCTATTACACTGGGTAGCCTTATAGTTATTAGTATAGGATTATTTGCGTTTCATTAATCCGCCCTTATTAAAACCCCTTTGTATTCCTCTTTTTATATCTTCTACTACAGACTTTGTTTTTTCCTCCTCTTCTTTTTCTTTTCTTTCTCTTAGTGCTGATTTATATCCAGTATCATTTTGTGTTTTACCAGAACTATCTGTTCTATTAGTAATAGTAACACCCTTAGTTGCTGCTTTAGATTGTTTTTCAGTTACTTTTTTAGCTTGCTGATCTCTTTGTATTCTTTCAGCTAAACTTGGCCCATCATCTTTGTTATTATTATTTGTAGGTGCAGGAGTAGGTGTTACATTAGTTGGTCTTGTTGGAGGTCTTAATGATGTGTCTGGGGCAAGTTTTGTATCAGAATCTGCTTTGTAATATCCCAGATTATCATCATCACCAGGAACATATGTATACCCTGGTGAAGCAACATCTTCCATAACCTTAATAAACTTAGGATCTTTTTCTCCACCTTTAAATATTTTGTTTCCAAACGGATCAACAGANTCTGCAGTAAGAAANAGACCTTTACCTCTATTTTTAGGGTTGGTTATAATATCAATAGCTAGTTGATCTCCATTTATAAGCTCTGTTCCAAAAATATCTAAGTTATTACTTGTTACATAGTTTTCATATTTAGTTTTTAATCCTGCAAGACTTTCTTTTTGTGAAGCAGTTAAACTACTCTCTGGAATTGAAGATAAAACATTAATATTAGCAGCTACTTGGGCAGCATTAGAACCTTTTGCAAAGAGTCCAAGAACACCCCCTCCTAAAACTTTACCAAGAAATCCAGCAAGACCTGTAGCAGGGTCTAGAGCACCAGAAGACTCACTTAGCAGCTTATCTACATCATCATAACTGTATTTATCCATCCACGCATCAGGATCACCTTGTGGAACATCTGGCTTATCTCTGTCATCACCACCTGTAGGCTGAGGGGTTTGCACAGGGTCAGGAAGTACACACATACCTGTCTCTGGGTTAAATACCATACCCCTTGCTGCACAGCTTTCTGGGGTATCTACAGGAGGAGTAACAGGTTGTCCAACAACAGGAACTGGTGTATTAGGTGGTTGAGTTATACTTTGAGGTGCATTACTAAAACTTCCATAGTATCTAGTTGGTTGATTATAAGCCTGTTGTCCTGGAGTTTGGTACACAAAACCTGCACCAGGATTTCCTTGTAGTGGAGTTTGCATTGGGTTAAATGGCGCTGGATTCTGTGGAGTCATTGGAGTTTGAGCTACTCCTGGCTGTGCAGGAGCTACTGAAGGTCCAGAAAATCCACCTTGAACCATTGTTCCAGTGTTTGCATAAACAGGCTCTCCACCAATACGACCATCATTTTCCATTTGTTTTAGTCCACCTTTAGCTTTATTACGCAGATCTTCAAAATGTTTTACACCATAAAACTGAACAACATCAGCAGGAACAACGTATTCACCTTCAGATAACTGAGCAGGAATATCATCTCTAACTTCTTTGGCCATAGAACCAGGAGGTATTTCGTTACCTGATACAGGGTCTACTTTCATACCGTCATCTTTTAGTCCACCTTCTTTCATAAAGGCCATTTCCATTTGTCTGTTCATTGTTACGCCTCCTTTGGCCAATCTCAAGTCTGGGTCTGTTACTTTTTCTGGATTAAATTCTGCTCCATAGTCCCTTAAAACTGAAGGTGAGTTTTCTGGCCTATCTACAAGCATAATATAACTTAAACTTTCTTTATCTTCCAGTTCATTTACATATGGAATGTGTGTGTAACCTTTTTCTGCAAGTTCTTTTCTTAAAACTATTGCTGCATTGTTTTCCATAGCAGTAGAAATATAGCTTTCTTTAGGGTTCATAGTTTTAGCTTTTTGCTTAATAACCTTTGTTAAATCCCCTTCAGTAAAATAAATATCGCTATCATCTAACCTAAGATCTTTAAAATCTAAACCAACCATATTAGCTACCTCTTCAGGTTTAGCTGGTTTATCTAGTCTAGCCCTAAGTTGCATGGTAAATCTAGGAACTCTTGCAGTTAAAATATCTCTAGATTTTATCCTAGACCTTTCTGCAGCAGCCCTTGCAGTTCCTACATGAACACCTAAAAGATCAAAACTTGGGCCTTGAAATTTATCAGTTGGCCCCTTACTAACTTCTGGCACCAATTCGTCTACAGTTTTAAATTTTTCAAATTCATTTTCAGAACTTGCTAAATGATATACAACATCTTTAAACCCTAGTTGATAAGCTGCCCTGTCTTTTTTAGTCATAAGCGTAGGCATTGCTAAAGGGTCTTTAGAATACTCAGTGGCTTTTTTAGGGTATATATCTCCACCCTCTGCAGCCTTAGGAAGTTCTATTTCTGTTAATGAGCTGTCCCCAACCATAAATCTAGCATCTAAAACAACATCATTAAGGTATTCAGGATTTACTTTAATTTGATCAGCAAACTTTGCAATTTTTTCCTTATAGTTTTTAAAAAGCTCAGGCTCTTCAAAAGGATCTGGATAATCTTTAGCTAACTCTAAAAGCTCATCTACAGCTATTTTATCATAAATATCTATAAATTTTTTAGTTTGAGTGTATTCTGACCACTCAGGTGCTTTTGATTCTGGTCCAGGCGGTTTTAAATATTTTAGCTTGTTTTTAAATATTTTGTATTTTTCATTAAAATATTCAGGGGCGTTTAAAACCCCTGCTTGCCAAGCCTCTATAAGCTCTTCATCTGTATTAAAGCCACCAGAAGCTTTTTTAGCTTTCATCTCGGCTATTTCATCTACTACACCAGAATCTGTAATACTATTTTTAGATGGATCATAACCATCATCACCATAAATAACAGGGTTATAACCATCATCAACCTCAAGAAGTTGATTAAGATTTCCTATAGTTGTTGGATCATATTCTGTTTCAAATTGATTCTGAAGACCTTGGTAAGTTTTTTTAGTTAGTACCTGAGTAGCTTTAGCTGCAGGTATAAGCTCAAGAGCAGTTAATGCATCGGCAAATACAGCCTCTTTAGCCTTATTTACTTGATTAGCAGTTGCCCCTTCGTAGGAAACTCCATACATACGTTTAAGTCTTGTATCAAGGTTCTCTGATCCAAGCCTTTGTACACTGCTTTTAATATCTGCTACAACTTTTTTAGTTGTTTCTAAAGGGCTAGTTACAAACTCTTTAGCCCCTTCGTATACACCTACAGCCGCATTTTTTAGTGCTTTTACTTCATCTTCATTAATAGCTTTACCAAGTTTTTCACCAAAAGATTCATACTCATTATCTAAACCAAGGATATTATCAATAATAAGCTCACCGTAGCTTAAACCTTTTTTAGGCTGTTTAAATGCTTTTTCAGTTTGTGTAGATAAACCGCCCCTATCAAAACCCCTAAACTTACCAATTAATTTACTTAGGTCTTTAGAGTACTGATCTGGATCTTCTCCTTTAGGAACTACAATATAGTCTCCTTTTTCTAAAGCTTCTTCTAAAGCATTTTCTTTGTTTAATATTGCTTTACCATCTTTAATTCTTACTCTAGGCACTAAAATATTTTGTCCATCTAACTCATAGCTTTCTGTATGAGCTGCACCTTCTTCAGGATGTAAAGGATTATTTTTGTCTATAGCTTCAAGAAACCATCCGATATTTACAGAGTTACTTAAAATATAATTTTCTCTTTCTGTAAAATTATCAGCCATTAACTTTTTCTCTTAATCTTAACAAAGAACGCAATGCACGTATTTCTCCTTGAAGCCTGTACATCTCGTCAAGTTCACGAGACTGCTCAAGAGATACATGAGTGAAAGCAATCCGTTCAGCGATTTCTTCGATAAACGGACTGTACAATTCAGGATTGTTGACAAAAGGTTTAAGCGTATTATTCACAACAAGTTTCATTTACTGTATCGGTTGTTCGCCAGTATTGCCTGAGAAGCCCTGTTCTCCTGGCTGAGGCGCTGTTCCTGTTCCTATGGTACCTCCCCCACTACCTTGGGTATCTCGTACCTGTAAGCCAGCAGGAGCGCCTGGTGGAACACCTGGTTCAGGCTGTGGTGGTGGATTAGCTTCTTGGAACTTTTTAAGAATCTCAGCCTGTACTGCAGCCTGTGTCATGTTGTTGCCAACTTTATCAGGATCAAGATCCATAGACTTAGCAATTTCACGTACAATATAATCCATACGTGCAAATGGCGCCAATGCTGGATTTTGTACAACTTGCAAGAACTGCATCAAGCGTTGACTACGTACTTCATTAGCCATCAAGCTTTCTGTACCACGAGCTTTAACTTCTAGGTCTCCTTTAATTTCTTTATCAAAGTCAAACTGCATGTTAAAGTTAAAAAATGCCTTACCAAGTGGAGCAAGCAAGTAGTCATCTATGTTTTTAACTACATTCCGTATACTACCGTTGGCAGCAGACATAAGCATAGAAATACCAGAAGCGGTACGACCCACACCAGATACTCCTGTTTGACCATGAGCAAACGAAGGAAAACCAGTAGACTCATCTGCTAATACCCTTGCTTTATCGAACATCTGCATATTTTCGTTTGATACGTTTGGAAACTTAGTACCAAAAATAGCCTGTCCTGGTGCTCCACCCTGACGCCTAAAGACTTTTCCAGGATATACAGACAAGTCCTGACCAGGAACTAAATTAGTCTCGTCCACTTCAATAAGCAAATTGCCTGACAGTGCAGCATTATCTACAGCCATACGCATAAACCCATTCATAAGAGTTTGCGTATCGTCCATATTTTCTGCAATACCTACTCCAAAAATACTGTAAGGATTCATTTCGTAAGGAGCCGCAAAGTATGGAATATAAGCAGGAGTAAATGGGTTCATTACTAAGCGTAATACCTGACCATTACAAATCCAGACATTTACACTTAGTTGTTCAGAATCTTTTAAATCTTTTGGAATATCTATTTCTTGTTCTTCAAGAATTTCTGTATCTACAAAACCCCAAAACTCAAGAACTTCAAAACGTTCTGATTTAGATTCTTGAGCATCGTCTTCCATAGCTTGCTCCCACCATTCTTTTACGTAGGACTCACCAAGACGTAGTGCATTGTCAATGGCATTTTCTCTAAAGAAGGGACGGTTTTTAAGTGCACGTAGCTGTGACCTAGACATCTTGTGTCTTTCTACTACGTATTCAGCCTCTTCCATTGTGGCAGCATCTGGATCTGGATAAAAATTCCAAATAGAAACAGAAGTAGTTTGAGGAATAGTTTTAAACACAGGAGAATAGTTTCCATCCTCATCCCAGTTTGCATATTCTTTATCTACTGCAAACGGACCTTTCATAATACCAGTTCCAAATAAAGCAGACTCAAATGCAGCAGCACGTAAATGTTTCTTTGCATGAGACTCTTCTAGTTGGTCATGTATTTTCTTTTCCATCTTTTTAGCTGCAACTTCTGCAGGAAAAAACTGAGGAGAGGTAGGAGTTTTAGCATACCCTGGTTTTAGTTTGTCTGAAATTGGTTCCAAAGAGTTTTCTAAACCAGCTAAACGTTCTCTAAACTCTTGGTAAGTTTCACCAGGAAGTAGCTCTGGTAAAGACTCATTTGCCTTTACTTGATCAGGATTAGTTTCAAAGTTTACAACTTCTTCTACATTGTCTGGAAGTCTGGTTGGATCAATACTAATAGGAAATTTATTTCCGCCAAAAAGTACATCTGCAATTTGTCCATATGCAGCTAATACTTTTGTCTTAGTAACTTTTACAAAGATTTGAGATTTTTCAGTAGAGGTAAATTGAACATCAGGTCCATATATACCACGATAATTACGGTAAGCTTGTATCCAACGTTGCTCTTCTGTTTCTCTGGCCGTTTCAGCTTTTGAATATTTTTCTTTTACAAAAGAAACAATTTGCCCAGCTTTTGGATCAGAGTATTGTTCTGGTTTTACATCATCAAGAGAGGAGCTTTCCTCCATATCCATGATCATATCTTCAAAGTCTTCTTCCATGTTTTACCCTTAATAGCCAAATGTTGCATCGGCAGCTTGAAACCCTGTTTTTAAATTAGATGGGTCAAAGTCAAATAGACTGCTTCTTGGTCTTGTCATTATACCATATCTTAAAGCATCATACAAGTGATCTTCTGCATTTGTATCTACATCTTCTGGATTATTTTTATCCAAAGGTATGGCAGGTAGCTGAGAAATGGTATGCTTACAAGTATTAAAAAATACGAGTCTTGGTTCCTCAGTAAACTCATCAACTTGGAGTCTTCTATGAATTTCATTTTTACCCGCAACACGAGATCCCCTTGATCTATCTGATGGTCTCCATCTACAACCTTTTATAATCATTTGCTCGGCTAGACTAGGACCAGTATCACCACGATTATGCCACAACGAGGAGTCTAAAACTCCATATCTCATTTTTTCACCATCTTCTATATCTAAAATCATATCTGCAAGATTGTCTGCAGTAACTTTAGAAACATACAACTCTCTATAAACTACGAGCTGTTCAGATGGAGTTACAGTAAACCAAAGAACTCCTGTATGAGAACCATATCCATAGTCACAAGCTCTAAACTTTACCCAACTGTTTGGTATGTCATAAGGTTCTACAACGTGTATATTACGATTAAATTCAGGAAACGCTGCACCCTCATTTATATCCCAATCGCCCTCTAGCAATTGCCTTCTTTGATGCTCTGGCAACGACAAAAGGTTGGCTTCGTACATACCATCTTCTGCCAGATAGGGATTATCAAAGAGGGTGGCTGGAATAAATTTACGTTTGAACAGAGGCTCACCCTCTCTACTATGACCTTTCGGCCAAGTAATAACATTACCACTTTCTATATCTGTAGCCCAAAAAGACTTATTGTGAACTCCAGGATCAATAAAGGTTTTTTTAACCCAACTATGACCTGGACCTCCTGGGTTGCTAGTAGCTCTCATGTACAAAGGTAAACCACTAGCTTTTGTACTACGAAGACGTGACCTCATGTAGTTCCAAGGATAAGGAGTAGGCCATTGAGTAAGTTCGTCAAATCCAATCCAGTTAAATGCCTGACCTTGGTAACGCATTACGTCATCATCACGGTCTAGGTATGACATCCAGAGAGTTGCTCCACTAGGTGCTACCCAAGTCTTGTCTCTCTCCATAAACTTAATTCCAGGAATTGCTTTNGGGTACAACTCTTTTGATACTGAAATAAGTTCTCTTAATTCTTCTGTGCTTCTACGTACAAGCAGCATACGTGCCTGAGGGTTATTTAANTAACGTACTGGGTCAGCAACCATTGCNTANGATTTACCACCACCAGCACTACCNCCGTACAACACTTCTTGTTCTGTNGCAGAAAGAAAATCTGTTTGAGGNCCACGGTTAGGTTGAAANATTATTTCTCGTACAGCTTTTTCTACATCAATTGATGGGGGCAATGGCTGCGCCGATACTACCTCTTCTAATTTTTTCTTCGAGCTTTTCCGCCTTTTCGAGAGCCTTTTTGTATCGCTCGGCAAGGTAACGTTGGTTTGAAGCTTCTCTCTTGTACTTTTCTTCAAGTTTAACTCTCTTGTATAATCCTACATGTGACATATACCTACCTGATTCGTTACTTAACCAGTTTGCTACATCTCTGTAACTGTACTGTTTAAGAAACTTTTTAGCTTGTTCATAAAGTTCAAGCTCATCCTGTATAGGTAAAAGAATCTCAGGATCATTAGGATCTTCTTCGTATCCAAAAGGAATTGTTCTGCCTACTCTAACTAAAGGGTACCAGACTTTATTTCCATCTACTCTTTCTGGAGCAGGAAGTCTCCAAGTTTTATGTGTCTTCATTTTCTTTTGGGGGTAAAATAAACAAAGGACTTTCTGACTTTACCTCAACTTTTTCTGTCTTAGCAAATCCAGCTCTGTCCAAAAAGTCTTTAGCAGCAGCCATCTTTTCTTTATTTCCCAAGTCTGTAGGATTTTGAAGTATTTCCATCATAGACCAAGCTGCCTGTGGTCCACGAGTTGCAATAAACTTTTTAGTAAGTTCTGCAACCTCATCAATCAGACTGTTCATAACGGTTGTTGAAGATGTACCCTCAGCATATCCAGCAAGCTTAATAGCTTTAACTGGATTGCCTTGGGCTTCTTCAAACAAGACATCTAAAAACTTTTGCTGTTTTTCAGTNAGGTTTTTTGCCATTTACTTNTTCTTTTTCTTTTCTGCAGCACGTATCTTAGCACGTTCTACTGCAGTTAAAGGTCCAAATTTTTCTAGAGCTTTTTTAGCTGCAGCATTTCCAGGGTTTTCAACAGCTTTTTTAACGGCTGCTTCTCTACGTGCACTAGCTGATGGTTTAAGAGCTTTTTTAGTATCTTTTACAATTTGATCAGTAGGGCTTCTAGAAGGAGCAAACATTTTTGGAGAATCCAACATAGAAGTTTTTACTTTTGGTTGAGATGCAGTTTTACTTCCTGGTCGGGCTTTGGGGCGGAGAGAGGTTGACAAAGGCTTGCTAAGGTCTGACGCATATACAGCAGCCATAACTTTTCCGTTTTTGTCCGTATAGTACAAAGCTCCTGCTTTCTTAGCTGCAGCAATACTTTTGTATTTACTTGCTTTAGCTTTTTCTGCAGAAAGAGAAGAACCCTTTGCTTTAATTTGTAAGTTAAGATATTCACGTAAAGTAGCCATTATTTTTTACCTCGATTTTGTGTTCCTGGATTTGATGCACCGCATAACACTGGTTTAGGCATGCCGCCATGTACATATCCAGATCTTTTTTTAGGCATACCGCCTTTATTCATTCCCATACCAGAAGTCATTCCTCTGGCAGACATCATACCCTGAGGGGAACGATTTGCCGAGGGACGATAACGACTTTGCTCCCCTTCCATAGGTGTTGTAGGCCCACCTAAAGCATAACCTTTTTTCATGTGATAACCCTTTCCTCCACAATGACTACAACCTTTACCTTTACATTTTGGACATGTAACTTTATTCATTTTATTAGACCTCTTATCTACACCTTCAATTTTACCTTTATTTTTTGATGCATAAAACACTTCTTTTCCCTTTTTAGGTCCATATTTGTCTTTCATAGACTTCATAATTTTTTGACCTTTTTCAGTAAGGGGCATTTTAAAATTCCTATGCTACAACAAAATCTACAATTTGTCCTTGTGGTACTTTATTTTGGTTCTGTGGGTGATAAGCATAAATACTTTCATGCTTAAACTGTTCTGCTCTTTTATCTACAGCTTTTTGAGTTTCTTCTACTACTCTTTGCTTTTCCGTAGGTATTTTGTCAAAAGGCATCTGAGGCAAAGGTAAATAATCTAAAAGACCTAAACTAATAGCCATTTACGTTTTTTCTTTTTCTTAGTTGTCCAAGCTTCATTTTCAGGAGTATTAGGATCATCTGCAATATAATGGCCTTTAGAGTTTCTAGCACGAACTAGCTCTACTTCTTGTGTGCATAACTNTTCTACTAGATTATCTTTATACCAAACCTGTCCGTAAGCGTCTACCCCAGCTACAGGTTGTCCTTGGGGCGAATAGACAGTATTCTCATCTACTGTGTAGTTAGATTTTTCTAATGCCTCTTTATGATCTTTAAACATTATTTCTTTTTCCTTACCACTCCACCTTTAGCGGCTCTAAAGGGTTTCGTCTTTTTTGCAATGCTTTTAGGTTGAGCCACAAACTGCTTACCTGCCTTCGTGCCTTGTCGTTTAGCTCTGGTTGTAGCGGCATACTCACTGCTGCTAAGAGACTTAATAGCTGCAGAAGGAAGGTAACGTTCACCAGTTGCCTTTGGTCCTTGAGTAGAAGGCTTACCACTCTTGGTTCTCCACTTTTGTTTAGTCCAATCCTTTAAAGACTTCTGTGGAGCTTTCATGACTTATAGCCCCCACCTTTTTCTTTATAAAGTTTAGCTACTCTTTGAGCTTTTCTTGCTGACCACTGACCGGGTTTTCCACCTTTGTCACTTGCCATAACTTGTTTGACAAGGTTTCTGCGCATGGTAGGCTTAGTATAATTACCCGCTGCATTTATCGTAGATTTTCGAGTAGATTTCGCCACGACTTATTCCTATATCTTTGAGAGCTTTATCTGACATATTGTTTAACTTCCAGTATGCTACTCGTTTTTCATTTGTTTCTTTTATAAAATCATAAATACGTTTAAACATTGCACTATCTCCTTTTGTTTCTGTGCGGAGATAGTTATAACATATATAACTATATCATACTATTGTTAATAATGCAACCCCGTTATGTCTTATTAAGAACCTTTTACCCACTTTTTAGATGGAGACTTTGTTTTACT